ATCGCGACTTGGCGGTGATAGCTCTCCCGGACCTGGGGGTGTTGGCCTCGGTGTGGTGCGCGCTCGGGCGCTTCTGGCGCGCGCTCGGGCGCTTCTGGAGGTGGGGGTGCTGACCTCGGTGTGGCGCGCGCTCTTGTTCGTTCGGGCGTGAGACTCTCCGCCGCCGAGCTCGAGCGCGAGCTCAAGGAATTGCACGGCCTGGCGCGCCGGCTGCAGCCGCCGCTCAACGAGCGGCCGCATCTCTTCCACGAGCAGAAGGACGCGTTCGTTCGCGCGATCGGCGGCTTGATCGAGCGCTGCGGTTTCACGGCGCCGGCGTCACCGCGGATTTTTCGTGCCGCGGTGGGTGACGACGGGGCACGGTCGGTGCGGGTCGCCGGCCGCGACATTCCAATCCAGCGGCGCCGGCGCTGAAGTCCAGAAGCGTACCGGTTTGACTTCCGATAACGGCTCATTCCCGGAAGTGATTTCGGGCGTTGACTTACAAGTCAACACCGGGCCTCAGCTTCACTTTTTCCCTCGATAAATCGGCCGAAAAACGGAAGCAACGCTTCACGGTAAGCGCGCATGAGCGACCTGCCGGTGCCGACTGCCGGCGTCGTTCCGGCCGAGTTCGCCGATGCGCTCAAATCCGCCTCCGATTACGCGGCGGCGTCGAAGTCGGAGGCGACGCGGCGTGCTTATCGATCTGATTGGCAAGATTTTGCTCGCTGGTGCGCTCTGCACGCTGTGGAAGCGCTCCCGGCCGCGCCGGCGACGCTCGCGGCCTATCTCGCGGCGCTCGCCGACGGCGGCCGGCGAGTCTCGACGATAAGGCGACGGCTGGCGGCGATTGCGTACGCGCATCGCCTTAAGGGTTTGCCCGTAGCCCACGACACCGAGGCGGTGCGCGCGGTGATGGCGGGCATCCGCCGCACGGTCGGCGTCGCGGTCGTGCGCAAGGCGCCGGCGACGGCGCGGGCGCTCGCCAAGATGACGCGGGGGAGCGGCGCGCGGCGTCAACCAGATTCCGCAAAGCCGGCTGCCGGGTCAACTGATTTACCGGATGCAGCGGCGGGCGATCTGCGCCTCTTGCGCGATCGCGCGTTGCTGCTGTTGGGATTCGCGGCGGCGCTGCGACGCAGCGAATTGGTCGCGCTCGACGTGGCGGATCTGGAATTCGTCGCGGCCGGGCTGATCGTCCACAAGCGGCGCTCGAAGACCGACCAGGACGGCGAAGGCTGCGAGATCGCGGTGCCGCACGGCGTCAAGCTCAAGCCGGTCGCCGCGGTGCGGGCCTGGCTCGCGGCGGCGGCGATCGCCGAGGGCGCGCTGTTCCGGCCGATCGGCAAGGGCGCGCGCGGCGCCGTCAAGGCGTCGCGGCTCACCGACAAGTCGGTCGCCGACATCGTCAAGCGGCATGCCGCGGCGGCGGGGTTCGATCCGGCGGTGTTCTCCGGGCATTCGATGCGCGCGGGCTTCATCACCACGGCGCTCGAGCACGGCGTCGACTTCTTCAAGATCATGGACGTTTCCGGGCATCGCGACGTCGACGTGATGCGCGGCTACGACCGGCGGGCCAAGCGGTTCAAGGATCACGCGGGGCGGGGGTTCTTGTGAGCGACAAGGCAACAAGGCGAACGGCGCTGGCGATACTCGGATTGGCGCCGGCGACGGCATTGGCGGCAGAAGACGTGAGGCACCGCGACATTCCCGACGGTGGCGGCCGCAGTTATGGTTTCGGCGCGAGCGTGCCGCGTACGGTCGCGGCGCTGCGCCGACTGGCGGACGAAATCGAACGCGGCGACTGCTTGCTGCAGACGATGGATATGCAAAGCTCGGCCGCGTTCGACGCCTTCCTGGTGCACAAGCTTACGGTCGGGTTCGCGGTCAGGGATCCGGCGTGAAGCGCGCGCGCGTCGCGACGCTGCGGCCGTCGATCGCGGTTGCGGATCTGCGCACCGCGCGGGCGCCGGACAAGCGCGCCGAGCCGCACTATCTCACGGCGGAGCATCGCGCCTGGCGCGCGGCCGTCATCAGCCGCGCCGGCGGCCGCTGCGAGGCGGTCGACGATCAAGGCCGGCGGTGCTGGCGTAGCGAAGCCAACCGTCATCGCATGTTCGCCGACCACATCATCGAGCTCACCGACGACGGTGCGCCGCTCGATCCCACCAACGGCCGGTGTCTGTGCGCCAGTCATCACACTTTGAAGACCAATCGCGAGCGCGACGCGCGGCACGCCGCGCAGCGCGGCCCTCCGGACGGGGGGATAGGGGTTTAAAAATCGGCCCCACCTCGCGCCCGCAACCCCGTTACACCTCACGCGTAAAAATTTTTTGTCCCGCGAAACGTTTTTTTCCGGGGCGATTCGCAACCGAGCTGATCGATGCGCGCCGATTCCGCCGACGCTCCCGCGCCGAAGCCGAAGAAGCTCACCGCCAAGGAGCACCGCTTCGTCGAGGAATACCAGGTCGACTTCAACGCCACTCAATCAGCGCTGCGCGCCGGTTACTCGCCGCGCTCGGCTCGCTCGATCGGCGCCGAGAACCTGACAAAACCCGACATCTGCGCGGCCATCGCCGCCGCCGTCGAGAAGCTCAAGGCCAAGGCGGTAAAGACCGCCGAGGACGTCCAGGCCGAGCTCGAGCGCCTAGCCTTCGCCAACATGCTCGATTACATGCGCATTGACGACTTCTCCCGCGACCCGCGGCTCGACTTCTCCGCGCTCACCCGCGAACAGGCCGCCGCCATCCGCAAGCTCACGGTCGAAAGCTTCCTCGAGCGCGACCCCGACGGCGAAAAAGGCGCCATGCGCCAGGTCAGGCGCGTCAAGTTCGAGCTCCACGACAAGCGCCGTGCGCTGATCGACCTGATGCAGCAGTTCCACCACTACCAGGAAGCCGGCGACCGCGCCGACCACGCCGTCAACCGCAGCAAGAAGCAGCTCCGCGCCGCCGCCGCCAAAGAAGCGAGCGCCGGCAAGTTCGCGCCGCCGCCGCCGCCCAGCAACGCCCTAAACTGATGTGGCCGCCCCGCGTGTGACGCCCACCTGGACCACCGCCTGCCCCGACTGGGAATCCCGCATCGTCGAGGGCCGCTCCCTCATCCCCTTCGCCCCGCTGTTCCCGGCGGAGGCGCAGGCCGCGCTCGCCGTCTTCGACGACCTCACCCTGGTCGACGTCGCCGGCTCGCCCAAGTTCGGCGCGGTGAGCCGCCCCTGGATACGCGACTTCGTCGCCGCGGTGTTCGGCGCCTACGATCCTGCGAGCGGCCGCCGGCTGATCCAGAACTTCCTGCTCTCGATCGCCAAGAAGAACGCGAAGTCGACGCTTGCCGCCGGCATCATGCTCACGGCGCTGATCCGCAACTGGCGCCGCTCCGGCGAGTTCTCGATCATCGCGCCGACCATCGAGGTGGCGCAGAATTCGTTCAAGCCGGCCCGCGACATGATCGCCGCGGACGAGGAGCTCAGCGACCTCCTCCACGTCCAGCCATCGGTGCGCACCATCACTCACCGCGGCACCGGCGCCACGCTCAAGGTGCTCGCTGCCGATAGCCAGACCGTCACCGGCAAGAAGTCGATCGGCGTCCTGGTCGACGAGCTCCACGAGTTCGGCCTCATGGCCGATGCCGAGAACATGCTGCGGGAAGCGACCGGCGGCCTCGCCTCGCGCCCCGAAGGCTTCGTCATCAATCTCACGACGCATGCGGCGAAGCCGCCGGCCGGCGTGTTCGCCAAGCGGCTTTCCTACTTCCGCGGCGTGCGCGACGGCACGATCGTCGATCCCCGCTCGCTGCCGGTGCTGTACGAATTCCCCAAGGCGATGGTGGAGGCGCAAGCCTACCGCGACCCGAAATACTGGCACATCACCAACCCGAACCTCGACGCCTCGGTCGACATGGAATTCCTGACCGACAAGTTCCGCGAGGACTCAGCCGGCGGCCCGTCTTCGCTCGCCGGCTTCTTCGCCAAGCACCTCAACGTCGAGATCGGCCTCGCGCTCGCCTCCGACGGCTGGGTCGGGGCGCAGTATTGGTAGTAATTCCGGAACCAACCAAACAGGGATTGGCGCCTCGTTCAGCGTCATCGGGCGGAAATACACGTGGGCGACGGCTCTCAGTTGGCCTAAAGTCGGCTCGCTGAACAAGGGCACGCCGCGCACCTTCATCAGGCTCGAAGCGCGCACGATCGCCGGCGCCGCGAGGAGCGACAGCGCGCCGGTCAGGAACCTGCGGCGGGGCAAAGCGAGGGTCATGTTTCACACCTTGCTGACAATGCCGCCTTCGCTATGTGCACTTGCTCCAGCTGCGCTTCCAGCTCCGCAATCCGTCCTTTGATCGCGCTGATCTGCGCTTCAAGCACGCGCTCTCGCCGCGGCAGATAATCCCAGACCGGCATTTGCTCGATCGTCACCGGCGCTGGTGCTCCTGCACGTCTCATCATCGCCCTCGCGCAAATCGGCGGAATTCTTACCATGGATCCCGTCGGCCGTAACGCCGACCCGACGCTGACCCTCGACTCCCTGCTCGAGCGCTCGGAAGTCGTCACCGTCGGCATCGACGGCGGCGGCCTCGACGATCTGCTCGGCCTCGCCGTGATCGGCCGCGAACGGCTCGCCGGCGAGGCGCCGGAGGACGACGAGGCCGCGACCGCCGAGGGCGAAGCGGAGCCGTCCGCCATCGCCCGGCTGTCGAAACGCCGCTGGCTGCATTGGGGCCATGCCTGGGCCCATCCGGCCGTGCTCGAGCGCCGCAAGGAGATCGCCCCGCGCCTCCTCGATTTCCGCGACGACGGCGACCTCACCATCGTCGAGCGGATCGGCGAGGACGTGGCGCAGCTCGCCGATTTCGTCGCCCGCATCCGCGATGCTGGGCTCTTGCCCGACCAAGGCGCGATCGGCGTCGACCAGGCCGGCCTCGGCGGCATCGTCGACGAGATCGCCGAGCGCGACATCGACACCTCGCCGGAAGCCGGCATCGTCGTCGGCATCCCGCAGGGCTGGAAGCTGATGAACGCCATCAAGACGGTCGAGCGCAAGCTCGCCGGCGGCACCTTCATCCACGGCGGCAGGCGGATCATGGCCTGGACCGTCGGCAACGCCAAGATCGTCCCGGTCGGCAACGCCATCAGTATCACCAAGCAGGCCTCTGGCTTCGCCAAGATAGATCTCCTGGCGGCCCTGATCGACGGCGCCGCCCTGATGGCGATGAACCCGCAGTCCGGCCGCGGCCTCTTCGACTATTACCGCGACGCCGCCGCCGCCGGACAACGCCCGCCGCCGGGTACCGCCGCGCGGCTCGTGCGCCTGCGCGCCCCGCCCGGCATCTCGACCGTCTACGGCCTTTCCGGCCGGCAATACCTCGTCGGCGCCGATGGTGTCGTCGCCGTCACGGCCGACGATGCCGTGCCGCTCGTCGGCCAGAACTTCGCCGCCATCTGACTTCGCCGCCGTCTAATTCCGCGGGGCCCGTTCCCAGCCGTCGGCGACCTGGAGCATGCCCCTGCGAACCATGGCGTCGACGTTGCGCTGGACTATCCGCAACGCGGCCTTCGCCGCAGCGTCAAAGTCGATATCTATTTCGATTTGCGCCAGCGGCGCGCCATTCCTTTCGGTTTTGATCCGCACGACCTTGGAAAATTCAGCGATATCGGTATCGCCGACGTCCCAGTCGGTGATGTTGACGTACGCTCTGTGGCTCATGGCTTTTTCCTCGCTGCGGCACAGACGATAGCCAGGCGGCAGCTTTCTCGACCATCGGCTTACCCCTTCGCGCATCCGAGAAAATCACCCAGCCGGAGATTTGGCAATGTCCATCACCCTGCAGAACCGCGCCCAGGCCAACGCCACCGTCAACGGCGTGTCGAGCGCGACCTATGTCGCCGACGCCGACGGCGTGATCACGTCCGTCAATCAGCCCGGCTGGCGCTACCAGACCTCGTCCGACAACGACACCGCGACCGGGCTCGCCCCGACGCCGCTGCGCTTCTCCGAATTCAAGAACACCGACGGTTCCGCGCTCGCGGCCGCGGCCGCCGCCGGCAAGTTCGGCCAGTCGATCACCCTCGGCACGTCGCAATATCTGGTCTCGGAGGCGGCCAACAACAACACCAAGACCGACGACGCCATCTGCGAATATGTGCTGCCGGCAAATTACGTCGCGGGAGCGAACCTCACGGTCACCGTCAACGCCTCGATCACCGGCTCCGGCACGCTCTCGACCAAGACCGCCAACGTCAAGGCCTATCTCAACGCCAACAACGGCACGCAAGGGTCCAATCTCGGCTCCGGCGCCGCCGCGATCACCGCCGCCGGCGCCGACATCGCCTTCACCATCACCGGCACCACCTTGACGCCGGGCGCCAAACTCACCTTCGAGCTCGAGACGGTGCTGACCGAGACCGCCTCGTCCAACATGGTCGCCAACATCAACTCGGTGCGCGTGTCGTAGCATCGCGGCCGACACGGTCGGCCGCGGCGGCAGCGTCATGGCGGCGAGCAAAGCTCGCCGCGTGTTCGTCCGGGAGGCGCGGGATCATGACAGACCTGGAGCGCATGCAGTGCAAACTGGCGGCCGCTGGCATACCGCAGCGGCGTACCATTTGGCAGGCGCAGCCCGGTGAGTGGCGCGTGGGGCACGGTGGCGACCTTGTGACCATGCTTGACGATCTGGGCATTCCCAACGTGCTTTTCTTCATCCCAAGGTTCGGATGAAAGCGGCCCATGGCTGAGCAACCGACCCGCGGCGGCCAGGTCGGCGTGCCGTTGTCGCCCTATCAGGTCCAGGTGTCCTACAACGGTGCCTCGGCCGGCATCGTGCGCGGCACCGGCGCCGACTGGTTCGGCCCGCTCGATCCGCTCAGCCCGATCGCGCCGCCCGACGTCGCCGGCCGGCGGTTCGACTTCGCGCCGGGCTACAATCTCGTCCAGCGCCCGCGCGCCTACGAGCCGATCGGATTCGGCGAGCTGCGCGCCTTCGCCGACGCCTGCGATATCCTTCGCCTCGTCATCGAGACGCGCAAGGACCAGGTCGAGCGGCTGCGCTGGACCATCAAGCCGCGCGACCCGGTGCTGCGGCGCTCCAGCAAGCGCCCGGCCGAGATGCAGGCCCGCATCGACGCCGCGATCGCCTTCCTGCGCCGGCCGGACGGCCGTTCCGGTTGGAAATCCTGGATCCGCGCGCTGCTCGAGGACATGTTCGTCATCGATGCCGCGACGCTCTATTGCCAGCGCACCCGTTCCGGCAAACTCGCGGCGCTGCAGCAGCTCGACGGCTCAACCATCAAGCGCGTGATCGACGACTGGGGCCGCACGCCGGTGCCTTATCGCGGCGCCGGCGGCGCGATGGTCTACCCGCCGGCCTACCAGCAGGTGCTCAAGGGCCTCCCCGCCGTCAATTATTCGACCCGCGACATCGTCTACCGGCCGCGCAACATCCGCGCCCACAAGGTCTACGGCTATTCGCCGGTGCAGCAGATCATGCTCACCGTGCAGATCGCGCTGCGCCGCCAGCTGTGGCAACTCGATTATTACACCGAAGGGTCGATTCCCGACGCGCTGATCGGCGTCCCGGCCAACTGGACCGTGCAGCAGATCAAAGATTTTCAGAATTATTGGGACACGGAGTTCGTCGGCGACCTGGCCAAACGCCGCCATGCCAAGTTCGTGCCCGGCGACACTGCCAAAAATTTCCACCAGACCAAGGAGCCGGACCAGAAGAACGATTTCGACGAATGGCTGGCCCGCGTCATCTGCTACGCCTTTTCGGTGCCGCCGCAATGGGCGGTGAAGATGATGAACCGCTCCCAGGGCGAGCAGCAGCAGAACCAGGCCGAAGAAGAGGGGCTCGAGCCGACCAAGGAGTGGATCAAGGACCTCGTCGACGACATCGCCGCCGATGAACTCGATTCGCCCGACCTCGAGCTCGCCTGGCTGGAAGAGGAAGACATCGACCCGGCCAAGCAGGCCGCGATCATCGACCAGAAAGTCAAGGGCGCCACCATGACGCTCAACGAGGCGCGCGATATTTTTGGCCTCGAGCGCTACGCCGATCCCGCCGCCGACAAGCCGATGGCCTTCACGGCGCAGGGTTTCGTGCCGATCGAGGCCAACATCGGCGCGTCGCCGTTCGGCGCCAAGCCGGGCGCCAAGCCTGGAGCCAAGCCGGGCGCGCCATTGGAAGGTACCTCTTCTGAGGTCGCCCCGGCCGAGCACGAGACGGCGACCGAGGAAGTCGTCGCGTGACAACGCGCACGCTCTACGTGAGCCGGCCTTTGCTCAATGCCGACGACCTGGTGACGTGGGCGAAGGAAGAGGCGGGATTCGGCAAAACGTTGACGGCGGACGACATGCACGTCACCGTCGCGTTTAGTCGCGCTGCCGTCGATTGGGACGCGCTCGTGGAGGATACCGCACTGCTGACCGTCATCGGCGGCGCGCGCTTCGTAAAGCCGCTCGGCGACAAGGGCGCGATCGTCCTTCGGTTCTTCTCCCAAGCGCTCGCAGACCGCTGGCAGACATTCCGCGACGCCGGCGCGTCATGGGACTGGCCTGGCTACTATCCACATGTGACCATCACCTACGACGGCAGCGATGCCGACCTGGAAAACGTCACGCCCTATGACGGCGCTCTCGTCTTCGGTCCCGAGGTGTTTGCCGAGGTCGACGAGGATTGGACTGACAAGGTCACCGAAAAATCCACCTTCGCCGCGCCGGCCTCCCCGACCTCCGGTCTGCAAGGCTACGACCTTGAAGGCGAGGGCGCGCGGCGGCGCAAAGCCTACGGCCTCGAGGGCGAGGGCGCGCGGCGGCGCAAGCGCAAGCGGCGCAAAGTCAATAAGGCGGCCGGCGAGCCGGCGTTCGAGGGAACCTCCACCATGGACCTGAAGCTGTTCATTCCCATCACCAAGGTCGATGCCGCCAGGCGCCTGGTCTACGGCGTCGCCACCGCGGAACAGCCCGACGTGAGCAACGAGATTTGCGATTACGCCTCGACCAAGCCGCTCTACCAGAAATGGTCGCAGCGCTTCGCCGATACCACCGACGGCAAGAGCCTCGGCAATCTGCGCGCCATGCACGGCAACGTCGCCGCCGGCAAGGTGGTCGAGCTCGCCTTCAACGACGACGAAAAGCAGATCGAGATCTGCGGCAAGGTGGTCGACGACGCCGAATGGGCCAAGGTCGAAGAGGGCGTCTACACCGGCTTCTCCCAAGGCGGCCACTACGTCAAGCGCTGGAAGGACGGCGGCAACGCCGACCTCACCCGCTACACCGCCGAGCCGGTCGAAATCTCGCTGGTCGATTCCCCGTGCCTGCCGGGCGCCACCTTCTCCATGATCAAGGCCGACGGCACGAGCGAGCTGCGCAAGTTCAAGCCGGCCGAGACGCTGCCGCTTTCGCCGGCGATGAGCCGCGCCGAGATGATCAAATATGCCGCCGCATGGCAACCGGGCGACAAGGTCTCCGACGCGTTCTGGCAGGGTTTTTTGCTCATGCGCAATGCGACCGGCAGCGACCCGGTCACGGGCGGCGATGCGCTGATCGCGATCTGCAAGGCCGGCACGGCGGAGACCCCGGTCGCCGAGCAGATGACGAAGATCGCCGCACTGGCCAAGCGCGGCGACGATCCGTGGCGCCAGGTCACCTTCTGGGAATCCGACCGGCTGCCCGGACAACGGTTCACGCAGAAGCATGAACTGGCTGCGGCGATCACCAAGTTCGACGAGGAAGAGGCGGCCAAGAAGGCCGCCGCGCCGGTGCTCGATGCGCTGGCCGATATCGAGAAATCGCTTGCCGCGCGCGAAGGCGCCGACGCCGGCGCCGGCAAGACGACGGAGCACAAGCCCGCCGGGGACGGCGGTGCGGTCATCAAGAAGGACTACAGCGACGACGAGCGTAAGGACATGGCCTCGAAAGGCGAGGCCATGAAGGACGGCTCCTATCCGATCAAGAACAAGGGCGACCTGAAAGACGCCATCGAGGCCTTCGGCCGCGCCAAGAACAAGGCCGCCACCAAGCGCCACATCGTCAAGCGCGCCAAGGCGCTGGGCGCGACCGACATGCTGCCGGCCGATTGGCCGGGCTCGACCAAAGACAAGGACACCAAGAAGCTCGCCGGGGACGGCGCGCTGGCAAAGGCTGCATCGCTTTGGTCCGTGGCGCGGCTCATCGAGATGCTGCAATGCATCTACGATGCCGAAGAGATGGCTGAAATGCCGTCTTGGGGCCTTGGCGCCTCGGTGGAGTTGCCCAAGGATCTGACCGATCGGTTCGGCTCGGCCTTGGTCGAGTTGGGCGACATCGCCGCCGTCATGCTCGACGCAGTGTTGGGTGCGATCAAGGAAGAGGAAAAGGAAGAGGAAGCGGCCAAAGCACTCGCGCTCGCAACGGCCATCGCTGATCTGGTCAAGCTCGCCGGGGACGGCGCGCTTGCGAAGGCCGGCGCCAGGCATTCCAAGGCCGACAAGGCGCGCATCGCCCACGCCCACGATCTGTTGACCGAGCTCGATCCCGATTGTTGCCCCGCCGGGGACGACGACGACGAGAACGGCGACGCCGAGAAGCTCGCCAAGCAGCTCGCCGCCGTGCGCAGCGCCAACGACAAGCTGCTCAACGACACCATCCTGCCGGCGATCAAGAGCCTCGCCGGCCGGCTCGACGCCATCGACGCCAACGTCAAGACCATCGCCGATCAGCCGCTGCCCATGGGCACGAGCTCGGTCAACACCAGGCTGGTCGAGAAACGAGACGACGACGGCCTCGAGGAGCGCGCCGAAGCGCTGCGTTTCGCCGTGCTGTCCGGGCGTCGGTGACCCTTCAGTTTTCCAGAATTTTTCCGAGCCGGGGACGGCTCGCCTGACGGCCGCCGGGGACGGCGCCGGGACCGCGCGCGCAAGCGCCATCCGTCAATCCCAACTCACAAGGCAATCCGCCATGAACAAGCTGTTCACCAATGACGCGAAGTTCGCGCTCATGAAAAGCGGCGGCTGGGGCATCGACCTCGCCGATCCGCAATTTCTCGCCGTCGCCGGCCCGCGCGCCGACGACTTCCTGCTGGCGATCGAGAAGGCCTTCACCAACCCGCTGCCCGGCCATCCGCTCGGCTGGGACTTTTCCAAATCGACATTCGGCCAGTCGGCTTCCGCCACCTCGGGCCTGACCTACTATGATCTCGAGGGCGGCGCGAAGTTCGTCTATCCGGTGCTCACGCCGCTGCGCAACGAGATCCCGCGCGTGTCCGGCAAGGGCGGCATCCAGGCCAACTGGCGCGCCGTCACCGGCGTCAACACCACGGGCCTGCGCATCGGCGTCTCGAGCGGCAACCGCGGCGGCGTCCAGGCGGTGTCGACGCAGGATTATTCCGCGGCCTACAAGGGCATCGGCCTCGAGATCTCGGTCGATTACGAGGCGCAGTATGCCGGCATGGGCTTCGACGATGTGCGCGCCATCGGTGCCAAGGTCGGCCTCGAGGCCACGATGATCGGCGAGGAGATGCTGATCCTCGGCGGCAACGGCTCCGCGGTCGCGCTCGGCACCACGCCGACGCCGTCGGCGACGCCGGCCACCTCCGGCGGCAGCCTGGCCGACGCCACCTACAGTGTGATCTGTGTCGCGCTCTCGCTCGACGGCGTGATCAACGGCAGCGTCGCCGGCGGCATCCAGGCCTCGATCACCCGCACCAATGCCGACAGTTCGTCCGACACCTTCGGCGGCGGCGCCGCGCAGAAGTCGGCGAATGCGACGGCGACCGTGTCCGGTGGTGGCGGCAACGGCTCGGTCTCTGCGACCGTGAGCGTGGTGCAGGGCGCCATGGGCTACGCCTGGTTCTGGGGCGCAGCCGGCTCGGAGGCGCTCGGCGCCATCACCACCATCAACTCGGTGGTGATCAAGGCGGCCGCGGCCGGGACGCAGCTCGCCTCGGCGCTGCCGGCGAGCGACCAGTCGCAGAACAACCTCGCCTTCGACGGCCTCATCTACCAGGCGCTCAAATCCGGCTCGAACGCCTATTACGCCGCGCTGGCGACCGGCACGGCGGGCACCGGCTCGACGCTCACCGGCGACGGCGCCGGCGGCATCGTCGAAGTCGACGCCGCGCTGAAGAACCGCTGGGACAATTACCGGCTCTCCCCCGACAC